AGGAGTTATCAAATCTCTTGGGAAATCTTCACGATTCATATAGTTAATACTATCTTGAATGATGCTCTCAATAGCAAATTTAGTCTTCGCTTCATTTGGTGTTACATCAGAAATAATTTTTATTTTTTCATAAATTTCATCAATTAATTCAACCATTTCTATTACCTCTTAAAAATAAAAAAAGTATGACATTTAACCACACTTTCTCCTCTAAGCTTCAATTGCAACCAAACCTTTTGCCTTATTATTTAACACAAAACAATCGTAGTAAAATCTACCTAAAAATAAAGTTCCTGAATAATTCTCAGAATCTGTAACCACTCTGTATTCAGCCAATTTCACTGGGGCTACTGTTGCTGAATTATGTCCGACTAAACAAGCATATTTTTTAGTAGTTGCTGGCGTTCCAGTTTTAGCTTCCATCCATTTTTTAGTAACTCTTACGATTGGCACTCCGTCAACCATTCCTACCAATCCGTTTATTGCTATATTTTGTCCAATATCTGAGGCTTTAATAAAGTTATCATCTTTTTTTAGTTTGGTCAAAAACTCAGGTGTAACATAAGCAATTCTATTTTGCGGCACATCCTCGTCATTTAATTTTTCTTGTGCTTCCAAGAATTTAGCATAAGCATTACTAGCTGTAAGCCCTGTCACTGTCTGTGAATTTGTATCACAAGATTTAAGAATTGTTTCAAATCTATATTTTTCAATTTCAGGAATTACTCTTTCCCTTAACTGTCTTGCTAGTACTTCTCCTGCCTTAATTTTTGTCTCATCTTCGTCCATTTTATCCAAAAGCATTTTAAAAGCTCTATCTTTTGTTAATGTCAATTCTTGGATTGAATTTTGCAAAATGTCCGCATTTCCATAACCTGTATTTCTGTTATAGTCCCTATTATCAACTGTATTAATTGAAGTCACTTTTACAGTTTTAGCTCCTACAAAGCTGTAATCATTATTTACTATTTTCTGTGATACCGCTTCACTTGTAAATCTTTCATCAATTTTATCTGCAAATAATTCAGTGTAAGTCATTGCCATATTCTATCATCTCCTTTAAATTAAAAAGAACTAAAAGCCTTATCAAATGCTTCAAGTCCTATGTCTTTTTTATCTTTTTCTCCTTCACTTCCACCATTTAAAGAGTTTGGTGTTCCCCCGCTTTGTGTTTTAAGATAACTAGATAAATTCTCAGAAAAAGATTTCACACTATCTTCAATCTCTTCTTGAGTATTTCCAGTAATGCTGCCTAAAAAACTATCAGGGATTTTGTATTTCCCTAATATAGCCTTTTTCATCTCATTAGTTTTCAATGTTGCAAGTTCCGTATTTGAAGTATCAAGTTGTTTTTGAAGTTCAGCAAGACTCTTATTATACTTCTCTTCTGCAGTAAGATTAGCATTATTAATTCTTGTTTCATACTCTTCAATTGTCTCTCCGTGCTTTCGCTCCAACTCTTTTTTCTCACTTTCAAACTTTTTTCTCTCTCTTGCAATTCTTTCTTTAATCATTTCATCTACTTGTTCTTGTGTAAATGTATTTTCTGACATAATTATCCTCCCATTTAAAGTCTGTCGACTATTTTCTATCCAGATGTTTAATGTCCATCAGTACGACAAATAAAAAAGAGCAGTCGTTAAACTACTCTTTTGATTTTTTATCACTCGAATATAACTCTTTCAATCTTCGTAAAAATATCAAGGGATTCTCTTTTTTAAACTCAGAGCGTTTTAATTGTTCAAAAAATTCTCTGTCCTTTTTCAAATATTCCCCACGCCAATATATTTTTTCTTTGCTATTTTCAGCATTATCAGCTTTTTCTTCTATCTCCTTTAACTTCTTAAAACTTTTATACACTTCATTATCTTTTGTTAATTTCATTTCTCTTATACCTTAATTCTTTTTCTTTTGCTTTTTCATACTGATTTATTACTATCCATCTTTCATATATTATCAATTATACTTTCATTTTCTTCATTTTTCAATTCTTCTTTTGAAGTTTCATCAACTAAATCTGAATCTGCATATTCATAAGGAACAGTTGTACTTCTACACCGAGGGTGCATTGGCGGATAATTTTCTCCTTCCATTGCATTTTCGGTTTTAAATATTTCACCATTAAGACTGGCACAAGTATGGCTTGTTCTACTATCCAACACTGCTAAGAACTCATACTTAACAACTCCAGAATCTTTATACCCCATAAGTGTCGCTTGATTTTGTATGTGAGCGGTTTCAGTTCTTACTAGCCTCTCAGCATTTTTATAACTTGTATCAAACTTTTTAGCTATATTTTGTGACATAGTTCTATAGTTAATACCTTTATTCAGCCCAACAATCACTTCATTCTTTATCGCTTTCGCTAAATTATCAATGTTACTCCATATTCTACTTGAATAATTAGCCCCACTCCATTCTTGTTCCAGTGCCATTTTTATTGCGTCACTACTAATCGCACCTTTTTTAAAATGCAAATCTTCAACAAATGATGTATAAGTATTTTCGTAAACATCAGTCAGTGTATCCGTCACTTTAACTTTTATTTTCTCCCCTGCCTGTATAAGTTCATAGTCAACACCTGCTTTTAAACTGTCCAGTCGACTGATACGGCTTCTATATGCCAATGTTTCAAGTTCAACTGACATTTTCCTGAACTCAACAGGATTACTTTTTTTCAACTTCTCAATTTCCTCTACATATTTTCCTATATTGTATCGCCATTCTTTATACTCAGTACCACGGAGCAATTTATTAGCTTGAATCTTGTCGATACCTAGTTTTGTCACTTCTTGTTGATATTTAGCGTATAATTGGGCTATTTTGCTTTCTATCTCTTTTTTGCTCTCATTAAGTATTTTTACATACTCTCTATATGCTTTTGTACCTTTGTTAAATGATAACTCTTCTCGTGCAAGTTGCCTTTTTTCCCAATATTCTTTATTCTTGTTTTCCATCTATTTTTTCCTGTTCATTTGCTAACCCTTTATATTCCAACGGTTGCTCAATTTGATTTTCTTTTTCAATCTTTTTCAATTCCGCTTCCGTATCTTCAACAAAAGGTAGTAGTGATATTAAACTTTCCTGTGATACAACACCCTGTAAATTTGTTATTACATTGGAAAGCTCAACCAAGTTTTCAGGAGTATTTCTTGTAAATATTTTCTGTATATCCAGCGGTACGAGATTCAAATTGAAATAATTTAAAATCAATTCCAGTCTTTCGTTTAATGCTTTCTTAAAGTACATTTCTTTTTGTGCTGACAACTGTTCAAGTGCTAACAGTTTATACCCTAATGCCACCCCTGAACTGTTTCCTGCAAACTGTTCGTCCTGCATGTCAGGTATGAAAGAAAATTTATGTATGTCCTGATTTAATCTATTTTTATTGTTTTGGGAATATGTGTCATTTACATTTTTTATCAGCCATTTAGCATCTCCATTTTCTCCCAAAAGCATCACTTTATTCTTTTTCAGATTTTTTATATCTTCTTCATCCGTTCCTTGCATATTGGTAAGCACAAGAATTGCATCCGTAAAATCTTTCATATCATCTAGTGAAGTTGACACTGCTTCATTGTATCCATCAATCAATGTGATTACTTTTTCAAAGTCTCCCAGTTTCCGCTTGTTGTTAGCAAATTCAATCAAAGGCACTCTGTTAAATCCATGCAGTCTGGTTTCTCCCTGTGCCTGAGGTGTCAATATTACCCCTTTATAATCCATCACAGAAGTGAATGTATTAACAGTCACAGTTTTGTTATCGTAAATCTCTAATACATAATTATACTCGTTATCTTCGTTTTTCTCTCTGCTCCAACGGACTGCGTATTTGATATTTTTATCTATCGTATTATCCCTGATAACAAATACATCACGCGGATCTAAAACCTTAAAGTTTATTGTGTTATCTATATTTTTATACCACAATTCGTATGAACATCCGAAAATCGAACAGTTTTCAGCATGTTCAAAGTTGCATTGCTGTTCTTCCTCTGTAGCTAAATATTTTCCAACCATCTCATATTCATTGATTAGATTTTCCTTTAACAGCTTGTAATTTATACTTTTTCCAATAAAATATGCTGTCGCTATTGTGGTTATGTAACTTGGAAAATTGTGTATAAGTTTGCTGTCATGTTTATCTTTCAGCCTGTCCTGCTTTTCTAATATTTTATGTTTCCCTGTGTAGTAATCCTCCAGTTTCTGCAATCTCACTAATCTGTTAACTAAAAAGTCCCACAGGGCTTTTTCCAATACCGTTATTTGCACTTATCTCACCCCCAATATATTTTTATTAATCGTAGTCATTCGGTTATTTCTCATATAATCCTCAAGTGCGTATCTCATAGCATCCATTAAATGATTAAAGTCATCTATCGGTTTATTTACCGCTTTTCCAAATTTATCCTTGTCCCAGCTGTAATTACTTATTTCTGTTAAGAAATTTACACATCTTGGGTGGATAAAAATTTTAAAATCTTGAATAAATTGTATTCCCGCATTAATACTGTCTTTACCTTTTTTAGATGGTTTGATTCTGTAAAGCCCTAAACCTCTTAAATGTTCTATGCTCTTTGGTTCCTCACTGTCAGCAACTATAATTTCTTTTTTGAAACCAAGTTTTTCTATATTTCTGTAAATAGCCGTGTTTTGCAATCTCTTTTGATATATCTCATCAAAAACATAAATTTCTTTCTGCTCCTGATCTAATATCCCGCAAAAAAAAGCAGCAGGGTCGTTGGTGTATCCAAAATCTAACCCAAATACTGCTTTTGCTTTTTGCCTTTTATTTAAAATTTCTCTCCAATCAAATTCCAACTCTCTCCAATTTTCATAAACAAGTCCATCGGTTACTCCCCACTCGCCTAAGCCAGCAACTTGATAACGCCTAGGATTATTCTTTTTCATATCTTCAAAACTACCTGCCGATCTCCCCCGTCAGTACGTGACCGCTGACGCGCACCTCCATAGCATTGCTGAATCCGGACCGAACGCGTGCACGAAACGCCGTGCGTCTACCGCCATGCCTCTTCTCACTCCCGCTCCTCTGCAAGAAACGGCGTTTCGTGCACACCAGGACGGTCGTAGATGTCGATACAGCCAATCGCAACTGCGGGCTGGTACGTCGCAAACACAGGGTCAGCGTTGAGTCACAAACGCGACTCAAGAGACTATTCTCGAGGAATTTTCGGCCCGGTAAGCACCTTGTCAGTCCAGGATTGCTTACGGTTGTGAATAGCTTCCTCAGCGACGCATCGTAAGCACAGGGTCAGGATGTTATTCATAGTCGGCTTCCACTGTGGCAACACTCGCCGTCAACGCCAAGTTGTCTGTGCCTGTGATTAATCCTCTCAGCATGCATGAACGTGGCTTCAGCGATTCGGCATAGGTTGAGTCGCTACTCGTTGATGACGAAGTCGCAGGTCACGGCGCTGCCCTCGTAGATACAGACGCACTTCAAAGACCAAGGATGTGGCCACCCGCTCAGCCGGTTTTTCACGTGCCGGTTCTAGGAGGCTTATTCATGGGGTTTGTTGACACGCGTTAGAAGACGTAAGGGACGGCTTGCTCTTTTGAGATAATTGGGTGTGAAAACAAATCATCACAAGAACAAGCCGTCCGTAGGGAATGCTAGCACAAAACTCGACACCAGTGAAGTCCTCGACTTGTGCGCAGGCATCCACACCCACACCAAAGGCCAGCTACCTGCTGCAGGCTCACGAACCCTCGGGCTCTTCACCAGTATCCGCCTCATACTTTTAGCGTTGCGCCATAACCTCACACAAGAACTCCTCGCGGAGATCTTTGAGATTTCTCAACCCACGGTCAGTAGGATTATCAACGCCTACGTCCCACTGATCGCCGAGAATCTTCAAGCCCAGATCCCTACCGTGGAGGACCTTTACCCGACCCAGCAGTTGATCATTGACGGTACTCTCCTGCCCTGCTGATCCTGGCGGCGGCATCCCAGGGCCTCGGCAAAGTCGTGGTGTCTGGGGTGTGGCTAGGTGTGATGGGGGCGTGGGGCCTGTGGATTCTGGGATGATGAGGGTTCCTACACACCTTGTCATCACCGAGAAATCACGAGGCCCCACGCGTGTGCTCATCATCCCTCACCATGCCTGTCTGCGGCCAGTCGCTGCTGGGCGTGTTCGCCACCATCGCTGACCCTCGGGGACGTCGTGGTCGCCGCCACGACCTGACCGGGGTTCTTGCCATCGCTACAGCGGCGGTGTGTGCCGGTGCGAGCAGCCTGGTCGCGATCGCCGAGTGGGCCGCTGATGTTGGCCGCGATCTCCTGGCCACGTCGGGGCTGCTGCGCCCGGGGCGTCGAGTACCGTCGGAATCCACGATCCGCCGAATCCTCCAAGCCCTCGACGCCGACGAACTGTCCGCGATGGTCGGGGCGTGGCTGCTGGCCCGTGACGCCACCCGATGGAAGGGTCGCATGGTGGTGGCGGTCGACGGTAAAACCTTGCGTGGAGCGAAAACTCGTGACATGGCCGCGCCGCATCTGCTGGCCGCTGTCACCCGCGGCGGGATCGTGGCCGCACAACACCAGCTCCCCGCGAAGACCGGCGAGATCGCCGCCCTGCCGGTTCTGCTGGAATCCCTGCCAAGCAGCAAGATCGTTGTCACCGCTGATGCGTTGCACACCCAGCGCTCCACTGCCTGCACCCTTACCGGGCAGGGTCATGACTACGTGCTGACGGTGAAAGGCAACCAGCCCCGCCTGCGGACCGCGCTCAAGGCCTTGCCCTGGAAGAACATCCCCGCCCACCACAGCACGACCACCGGTCATGGCCGGCGCGTGAGGCGCACGATCAAGGTCTGTCAGGTCCCTGACTGGATCGACTGGCCGGGTGCCCGTCAGGTCGCACAGTTGCGCCGTACTCGCACCATCGACGGCCGCAAGACCGTGTGGGGGTGGTTTACCTGATCACCTCCCTCGATGCCCGCCAGACCAGCCCCGCTGACCTCGCTGACCTCATCCAGAGTCATTGGGGTATCGAGAACCGGCTGCACTGGGTCAGGGATGTGACCTTCGACGAGGACCGTCACCAGCTCCACACCGGGCACGGCCCCGCCGTGATGGCCACGCTACGCAACACCGCGATCAGCCTCCATCGCCTGGCCGGAGCTGTCAGCATCGCCGCAGCCCTCAGACACCACTCCAGAGACCCTCTGCGACCACTCCAACTCATCACCCAACCCCGACAAATCCCCTAGCCAACACGAAGAATGAAAGACTTTGCCGAGGCCCTGGGGTGGGGTGCAGGTTGGTAGTTCGATGGCTCGTTGTGGGCGTCTTGCCGGGAACTTGGTGACGGTGGCGAGGGAGACATGAGGGTCGTGCATGGTCTTGCCATCCACCGCGATCACCGCTCTTCCCTCGATGACGCCGGTACGCGTGTACATTCAAGCCGTCAGGCGGGCATTGCGGTCGTCGGGGTACAGGTTTTTCAGCACCGGCCGGCTGGCTGGTGGGTTCGCTGGGCAGAGCTTGCCCTTGGGATTGGCCACGTGCTGAAGGACACGGGTCAAGGGCTGGTGTGACAGGGCGGTCGTGGCGGGTGGATGGCATCGGTGCGGGCTCTCCGAGGCTGGGCCGATTCGACACCACCCATCGTCCCTGCGGGGCCCGCGCCCCCATCAACCCGCCTCACCCACCGACCTTGCCGACCCCTGATGTGCTCCCATCCCCGCTACAGCGTGAGAGCGGAAACGAAACCGATACGGATGATTTCCACCTTCACGGCGGAGAGCAGAAACAGGTCGAAAGTCGAGATTCTCTCTGTTGGAAGCTGCACGAGCCAGCGGTGGAAAGCAGAAGTTGCGCGGACAAAATGGGTGTGCCAATCCCTCGGCGATCCCGACAACTGATCCTCGGGCATATGTTGCCCGGTTATATGTGCCTGCTTCCACGACGCGTACGGATCGGCTCCGGCGGAATCGCAAGAGCCCCACACGGTGAAGCCTCGGGACTATCCAGACGGACTCGCGATGGTATAGCGTAAGCCTCGTGCGTGGCATCGGGCTGCGCGAAACAGAGGGGAAGATAAATGAAGAAGCGTGTCCTTGCTGGGGCAGCTGCCCTGGCCTTGGGGTTGACCGGTGTCATCGGTATCAACCAGGCCTCCGCCGATGAAGGTGCCGTGCCTTCGCTGACTGTCCGTGCCGTCAACACCGCCCAGGGCGACGCCTCGGCGTATCTCACGGCCAAGTGCCCCGAGCACACCGCGAAGGCGGTCATCAAGGTTGGCGACTGGAAAACCGAGACCATCAACCTGAAGAACCTGCCGTCCGAGTTCGCGTACATGATCACCAGCACCCAGGGGCAGGCCCCGACGTCGCTGACCTGCTTCGATTACCAGGAGCAGTCCACCAACACCACCGTCACCGTTGACCTGACCAAGGCCGTCGGCCCGCAGGTCACCGTCACCGGCGATGGTGTGGCGCGCAAGGCCGCTCCCGGAGGGAACATCACGGTTGGCGCAACCGGCTTCGCCGCTGGCCAGGAGCTCGACTTCACGCTTTACTCCAAGCCCTACCCGCTCGGCAAGACCACCGCTTCCGCTGACGGCTCCGCCCAGCTGAGCGCTGTCGTCAGCAGCGATGTGATCCCCGGCAGCAGCCACTACGTCGTCGTCAAGAGCGACAACGAGGTTGGTCTGGCCAACGTCGCGATCGTCAACAAGGATGATCTGAAGAAGGGTAAGCCCGGAGACAACGGCGGGACGCAGAAGGGCAAGCCCGGTCTGCCTCGTACCCGCGCCGCAGCCTGGATCG